CAACTCCATACCGCCAGGTAAATCGTTCGACGGGATTCGGTATTCCTTCATGGTCATTCCTTTCTCGCGACACCCGTGAGGGCCAGGCTTCCCTGACCCTCACGAGGGGTCATCAGGCAGCGGGCGTCAGAGTGACCCGGCAAAATGCCAGCGGTTTTCTAACTGCGAGGGCAATTCTTTCTTCTGCGCGAATGGTCACCATGTTCGATGTGAAGTCGGTGCCGTGCGAATTGGTCGACGCCACCTGAACACCACCCTTGCGGTACAGGGTCGCGGCCTGTGAGAAGTTCGCCACCAACGCGGTACCCGCGGCGACCGCCGGAGTGACGACCGTGCGGAGACCCCAGATCGGGGGCTTCTCCAACACAGCACCGTTGCCGTATTGACCGGAGAAGTAACCCCCGCCGTAGTACTGGTTGTTCGCATCCCGAGCCAGACGCAACGTCTGGTAATCGGCCGGCGAGATCACAATGCCATCTGCCGACAGGCCGGTCGCGGTCTCGACCTTCGTGATCGCACGGAACAGAGTGTCCGCAGCGGTATCCCCCGAAGCGGTCGTACCACGAGCCTCGGTCTGGATACCCGAACGATTCAACAGACCCTGCACGTTCGCGCCGGTACCCGAACCCGACAGCAGCTGCACTTCCTCCTGTGCCGCCAGGTCGTAGAGCAGACGCTGATTGATCTCCGAGACGATGAAGTCGAGATCCTCGACCATCTCGTCGGAGAACCGGATCCAGCCGGCGATCTTCTTCAGCGCATCCGTGACCGCAGTCGGGTCGACGTAATGCATCTGCGGCTTCGCGCCACCCTCAGCGACCGCAGTGAACCCACCCTCGCGGACGCCCTCCACGAAGTAGGAGATGGCGTTTCCGGTGAGTGTTCCGGAACCGAGAAGGTCAGCGATGACCAGACCCGGGCGGTACGACTGGATGATGGTGCGGTCGACCTGAGTCAGGACCGGACCGAACACAGCGTTCGTGGTGATCTGGGGATCGGTGGCGGCCTTGAACTCCGGCACTGTCACCGAAGCGCCCTCGACACCCAGATTCGCCTTCAGGCGGGATCCGGCGTGCTTGACGAAGTGTTCACCGAGCGACTTCGCGGACGACGGCTCGATGCCCTTCTCCTCCTGTTCGGGGGTGAGGGTGGAGAAGCTCGACAGCAATTCTTCGCTCTTCTTCGCGCGAGCGATCTTGCCGTCGAATTCCTTGACCTCGGCGATCTTTCCTTCGACTGTGGTGCGTTCGTCGTCGGTGAGGTCGCGTTCTGCGGCCTTGGCTCCGTCGAGCAGATCCTGCGCCGCCTTGAACGCGGCAGCGCGCTGTTCCTTGAGGTTCATGCGTGAACCCCTTCCTCCACGTTGTTCGTGGCTAGGAGTGACATTTGCGTTGCCAGGGCGACGGACGGATTGACGCGGGGCTCCTCACGCTTGGCCCCTGCGGGCTCCTCACGCTTGGCCGGTGCTTGACCGCTGGCCTCTTCCTGGTCGTTCGACTCGCCGTCGCCGAGTGCGGCGGTGAGTACGTTCTTGATGTCCTGCGCGGCGCCGATGACCTTCTCGGCAGCCTCACGGAGGACTTCTTCGTTTTTCGCGGAGATCGCACGGCCTGCTTTCACATCGGCTGCGATCGAATCTGCGAGCGCCTTCACGGCGACTACGGAAGTATCTTGATTCGCTCCGACTGGCACGAAGGAGAATTCGTATACCTTCACTTTGCGGAGCTCGTTGGCCTTCACGCCCTCGTCGAGGGTGATCTCGCCCTCGTCTTCGGTGTCGTAGGCGAACGACAATTGATTCAGGCGCTTCCCCTTCACGAGGCGATACACCTGGGCGCCCTTGGGTGATTCGAGATCGAAGACACCTTTCACCCACCAGCCGTGTTCGTCCTCGCCCATGTCGGTAGCGCCGGCTACGAAGAAGTCAGGGTCGTCGAGGCGATGCCCATACAACCCGGGGAGGGTGTTGCCCGACGCCTTCCAGGTGTCGATGGTGTCCTTGAATGCACCAGGTGCGACGACGTCGCCGTACGAGTCGGGTGTCTTCGTGAAAGTCGAGGGATATACAAGGAATTCGCCCTCAGCGAGGCCATCCTCTTCGCCTGCTTTTACCCGCAGGGGGACGTTCTTGATCTTCAATTGACTGCCCTCCTGGGCTTTTTCGGGAGCGACAAACGAGGCCCGAAATTCGGACCGGACAGTGAATCAGCTAGTTAGGAAGTGGATATTTCGATGGAGCACTGGCACCCGGCGACTTCGTCTACCCCACCCACCGGGTCTCCGGGCCATGCCATGCCGTTGCTGAACGAGTCGTTGATTCCGACAGTTTCGCCGTCCATGTAGGCGTGCGAGCTCCTCGGATTACGCGACCCCACGACCCATGTCTTGGTACCGGTGTCCGGTGCCAACTGCTTCCCCGCTTCCGCCGAAGCGAAAGCCGAGAATGTCGTGACCAACGTCGCCGCCGCGGCGAGTCTGCGTTCCCCGAGCGCGATCTCGAATACACGCGCTGGCGTGTCATCCTCATCGTCCGATTCGAGGGCGTCCTCGATCTGCTTCCGGGTGACTGCGTTGATTCCGCCTGCGCGAGACTCGGCGACCGCCCGCAAGAAATTGACCGTCACATCAGGGTCGTAGTCATCCCGTGAAAAGCCAAGCGCAGCCGCTTGGTTGGGGCCGACCTCACCCGCAGTCAACACCCCGATCTTCAGGAGATCGTCGGCCAGTTCGGAATTCCAACGTTCCTCGTCCCACCAGTCCGAGTCAGCCTTCGCGCCGAGCATTCCCAGGACGCGTTCGCGTTGGCGTTTGAAGTAGCGTTCGAGGACCTCGGCGGCCTTCTCCTCGTACGTGACCGGTGCACGATTCTTCATGCGGATCGCTCGAACGAAATTAGCCTTCGGTGCAGAGTCCCGCGGTGACGCCTGCCCACCCACCAACACATTTAGCGGCGTGACCAGCGCATCCCCATCAGGGAGAGCAGCGAGATTGTCCTGAGCGCGAACCTCGTTCACCGTCTGCCACGGACGCCCCACCGCAGTGGAACGGGCCGCGGCCTGCTCCTCGAACGAACCCTGCAACTTCTCGGCGACGTTGAACTCCACATACGCCTCAGCAGCTTTCGTCACCCGAGGCACAAGGAACGTGTTAATGCGGTCCTCGATCTGCGCCATCGTCGGACCCAACGTGTCACCCAACAGCGCCCGCCGGAACTCCTTGACGTTCGAATAGTTCGCGTTGTCCAGCAGGCCGATCATTGTCGGATTGACGTGATACACCTGCGCGACAGTCGACAGTGCCAACTTGTTGCCCTCGACGTACTCGTCTTCCTTCGCAGAAAACCCGAGACGCTCCAACGACATTCCGTCTTCGAGGATCGGGACACCGCCAGCGGCAGGGGCATTATCGCCGGCGTACTTCGCTTGCCACGCCTTCTGGAACTTAGTCTTGTCCTCGGCAGTCCACTTCGGGGCGCCAGCCGGACGAGTCATCACAGCACCGACCCGGCCGCCGCGCTTCCACACCTGCTCCCGGTACGCCTGGGCATGCATCTGCTCCGACAGAATCGCTTTCAACGCGTCCACAGGCGACGAACCCTTACGGGGGTCCGAAGGATTCCAGCCGTGGAAGACGAGCATGTTCTCTGCCGGAATGTTCTGAACCGTGTTTTGCGACGGGATCGCTACCTTGTAGCCGTCGACGTAGAACGCATTCTTCCCATACGTGCCCTGCACCCACGTCGGAGGGATGTGCTTGATCGTCCAGCCCGAAGGGGAATCAGTCGAATCGGAGACAAACCAGTACGCGCAGTCGTACAAAGCGAGATCCGCAACCAGCGCGAACACCAGCTCGTACGACGTCATCTCCGAGTTCGGCTGCCGCAACAACTTTGCGACCGGATCGTCACGCAACCGCCGACGATTCCCATCCTCGGACCGTTCGAACGTATGCAACCCCAGCTGGGCGATGTTCCGGGCAACGAATGTCACCACAGTTCGAAGGTGCGGCTGCTCGCGCCACAACTGTTCCGGTGTCTTCCCGAGGATATGCAGATCCGCCACCGTCAGAGGCGCTGTCGTCGAGAATGTAGTGACCTCGGGCGTGGGATCAGAGGCACCGAAACCGAACCATGACGCTAATCCCACTCGAGATCACCCCCCTTATAAAACAACTAGGTCCCAGTCATCCTCGGCATACGCCGAAGTCGGTTGGTCTGGGGGAATTTGGTCGAGCGCCCAATCGGCGCCATTCGCAGCAATCAGTGGTGACGAGTCGAGCGGTGATCTGCGGCGGTCTATCATCCAGGCATCACCGGCCTGTTTCACCACCGCGGTGTTGGCGGCGACATCGAGGACCGGCTGCTTCGTATGCCAGATCGACGGCAGGAACAACTTCTTGTCGGCCCCGTCCTGGCGGGCCACCTTGTCATAGAACTGCCCACCGGCCTTACCCAACTCGGCGCCTTCCCATGCGACGACTACGAGGTCAGGTTTTTCGGTATCCGGGTTCGGCGCAGTCAGCTCGTCATACAGCGATGACACCGGTGCGCCCTTGGCCTGCAGCGCGACAACCGAGATCGCATCCTTTCGTTCCACCAACCATGGCTTCACCCACTCGGTGCCCGCTCGGGAAGCGACGATCTCTACGTGACGGTCACCGTCTCGCCGGTACCCGCAGAACGCAATGTGCGCCATCGTCCGATCCCACGACACATCGACACACGCGGCGATCTTTGAACCCTCGGCGATGGCGGACTCATTGTCGGTGCCGGCAGCCCACGCACCGGCGGGGTACGGTCCCCCGTCGAGACTCGACAGCCACCGACACAAGACTTCCACCTCGAACACCGGCTTCGGGTCCGTCTTCATCGCCGCCGCGATCGCCCTGTCGGTGATCACATCTTCGACGATGTCCGTGTGATTCATCGAGGGGTTGGCCTGCGCCCACCCCTCACGATCATTCCGTGCCGCACTCGGTGGAGCGGAATACTCGAAGAACCCGATCGACTCCTGATCGAGTTCGTCCTCCCACTCGTCGAAGTCGGCACTATCGCC